GCACTGCGATGGAGGCTCCACGAAAAGCAGCATCGCGAGCAGCCTTTTCCCCAACGGAGCCTCCATCGCAGTGCCGCCTCTACTGAGGCGGGCAGAAAGACCGTTCACCAGCACCGCGCCCTGTGGCGGCTTGAGAGAAGGGCGGCTGGACTTCATCCCCTCTTGACTGGCCCCCGCGTCCCGGTTCTCCGCCGTTCATCCGCTAAACCAACCCTTGCTGTTCGCCGCGCGCTTCGCTCTTCGCATCCGCTTTGGCTTTCCGGTGTCGGTGTGGGCGCAGCGCGCTGGGCGCTGCGGTGTTGATGGGCTTAGTATTACCAAATGGTATTTTGATGTCAATACCGTTTGGTAATCTTGATTGTTATTGAGTGGCAAACAAATCAGATTGATCGCCTTTCGATCCGTTAGCGCGGCCAGAATCTTTGACATGGAAACGCTGGGAACTAGGGTGCGCGCTGAGCGCGAGCGGAAAGGCTGGACGCAGCGTGCATTGGCGCGGCGCGCTGGCGTGGGGCATTCAACAATCGTGGGGATTGAGGTGGAGCGTGTCCGGGAGACGCGAAAGCTAGTCCAGATTGCCAGAGCGCTTGGCGTGATGCCGCAGTGGCTGGAAACGGGCAGGGGGCAGCGTGAGGCGCTGGCAGGTAGCCAGCCTTACATTGCCGCAGACTCGTTGGAGGATCTGGCGCAGAGACTGCTGGACCGCGGGCCGGAGGAGATTGGCCGGCTGTGGGCGCTGATTCTGGCGGGGGCCAGGGAGCGCGATTAGGCTTTTTGAAACAACTGGCCCTTTGAACACTGTTGTATTTTAAATAGTGCACTGTGCACTATCTGCGGGTGGATACTCTATTGTGGAAGTAAGGACTTCTACGTAGTATCCCCCAGTGCAGACTTTTCACGACCGGCTGAACGCCGCCATCCAGGCGAGCGGCCTTTCTTTTGCTGCGGTTGCTCGTGCCTGCCATGTAGACCGCTCAACTCTGTATCGCTGGCGCACATCCCATATGCCAGATCAAAATCAAATAGCAACGATAGCAGCATGTCTTAATGTGACGGTGGCCCATCTGCGGGATGGAAAACCCGTTGATACGCAGCTGCAAGGGCTGCGGCGCTCCATCTACGACCTGACGGAAGGGTTGCCCCGCGAGGACTTGGATATCTTGGAAAGCATGGTTAGGCGGCTGCGTGCACTACATTTGATGCAAGAAAATGACTAAGTAAAATTACTTGCTTCACGCAATGGGCATAGGGTCGTAATCTTCGCCTTCCAAAAGCAATAACAGGAGTCCGTGAATGATCGCACCCGCTCAACAAAAACAGGCTGAACCGCCAGAAAACAGACCCGTAGCGCAGCTGCTGCTATCGTTGCTCCCGAATGGGCAAGTTGAGGTCGTGAAAAGAGGAGGACGTGAGGACGTGGCCAGGCTGATGGCGGCATGCTCTAGACGGGCGGCGTGAGCTGTTTGCGCGGTCACGGCCCTTGCGGGTGGTGACTGCCTTCACGCAGCCTCTGGTGGGTCGTACTAGTTTCGCTGCATGGCCAACCGTGGGCTGGCGTCTCCATTGCGTCGGCAACGATTGGCACGCTGGCGGTGGCGTTCATCTACGGTCGTCGAACCAAAGCCCCAGACTCATCCGGGCCGGCGGCCAAGAAAAATAAGTAAGCCGCTTTGTGGCCAGTTGAGCCTTTGTAAGTCAAAAGCCCGCGCTCGCGGGCTTTTTCATTTGGCGGCTATTTGCCTTGTTTTTTCTGCCCATGCCGTTCCAGCGCCAGCTTCACCACCTGTAGCAGTTGCTCCGTGTCCAGGTCGCCAAGGAAGGCTGCCAATTCCTCGGGTGAGCTGACAGTGGCTCGCTCGGTGTCGGGACCGTCCAGGGTAAGTGGCGGCACGTCCATGCCAACCTCGCGGACGGTGATGACGGACTCGTCATCTTGCCGATCTAACCATCCCTTTGGCATGCCTGCTAGTTCTTCAAGCGCGCGTGCCTTCTTTTCACCAAAAGACTTAGTCCTCAAAAGAGCAGATAGCTCTCCCTGATTGATGCCAGTTTGGGCGATGAAACGCGCCTGACTGTCACCACAGTTGATCCCAATCCACGACCGCAGACGCGCTCGCCTGTTTTGCACGATGTCCATCCTGCAAGGCTCTCAAAAATTTACCAAAAGGTAAATCACCAAATGGTATTGACATTCAAATACCATTTGGTAATATCCACTCGTGACGAACGTTGGAGACGCCACCTATGGTGCTACGCGAATACCTCAATAGCCTAACTCGTACAGCTCAGGTCGATTTCGCCAACCGAGCTGGTACAACTATTGGCTACCTAAGAAAAGCCCTTAGTGCTGGCCAATCTATCGGCGCCGAAATATGCGTCCGCATCGAACGTGAATCTTCCGGGTTCGTGACGCGCCAGGACCTGCGCGACGACTGGCAAGCGATTTGGCCAGAGCTTGAGGCTCAAGATCCGCGCCTGACGCTTCATGAATTGCGGTCCCTCCGTGCGGACCGCACCTCCAGTCGCGGTTGAGGTCTGATTCCCCCTGCGCTCTACGTTCCAGCGTAGATCGCTTTGGCCGGTTTCCCCGGCGCTTTTTCTTCCTTAACGCAGTGTCGGATGTGCCGTTGACTATGCGGCTAGGACATATGGGTTGAATCATAGCGAGGCTTGATATGTACGGCATGAAGACGAATTCACAAAAATCCATCCTGCGTTTGCTGCGCGATGCCCTGGAGGAGTGGGGCCACCGTGAAAAGCTGACGCGGGAGGTGGTGGCTGACCGAATCGTCACTTACTACCACGCCAGCGGTGCCGCCCTGGCGCTGGGCATTGAGCTGAAGCGGCCGGGCATGGATGGCCCGGTGCAGCGCGTGATGACGACGAACATGCAAAAAATCTGGCGCTGGCTGGACGATCAATCCAAAGGCACCAATTTGATGCCGCCCAACTTTGTCCGCGTGGTGCTGGGCGCCATGCCGTCTGATCTTCGGCTGCACTGCGTTGCCACCTGGCTGCGTCCGCTGGGGCTGGATGTGAGCATCTTTGTCTCGCCGGAGGATGAGGCCTGCCACTCAGAGCTGATGGCGCATATCGCCAAAGAGTGCGGCGAGGGTGTGGCTGCGTTTGCCAATCTGGCAATGCGCGCCGATATGGCCACGCTGTCCGCCGCCGAGGTGGAGGGCGAGGAGGCTGTCGCGGCCATGGTCAAGGCGTTGGGCTATGTGCGCAAGATGATGACAAGCGGGGCATCGAAAAAATGACCAACTTCCGCCAGCACCTGCTGATCCGTAAGGCCACGCGCGCCAAGTATGCGCTGCCATGGAACAAGCAAAAGGAAGGGCGCGCGCTGTTCCGTGCGCTGCTGGAGATGCTGGCCGAAAAGGAGGCCGCCAATGTGGGACGGGATGTGGATACAGGAGAGCGGGTCCGTTAACGCGGATGTGCGCTATATCCGCCAGCTGCCGACATTGGCGATGCGCAAGGCGGAGTTGAAAAGGTTGGGCCGCGTATACGGCGAGGGCTACGTGTGGGATGTCAAGCGTGCTCTGGACGATACGGCGGCTGAGGTGGAAAGGCGGCTAGCGCCGCTAGCGTTTGAAAGGCAAGCAGACCCGCGCGCGGCGGCATTGGCGGCGGTAGACCGACGATGACTTTAGGAGAGAAATTATGTGTCAGGAAAACATTCGCAAAAAAATGGGACATGAGCGTGATTTGATGTCGGCCAGACTCGGCGATTTGCCGTACAGCCAACTGTTGCACGCTGCGCACGAGATGAAGCATTTGCTGGATATTCAACCAGCAGGGCAGTTGTTTCATCCAGGTGGTGGAGATGCGCGCGACAGCTACAGTTATCAAGCTGCAGCTGAGTTGTTGTCTGGACTGGGAGTATCGCAGGTCGAGCAGCCGCAAGCGGTATCTGCGTCCACTGATTTATGGCTGGTTAAGTTTGAGGGCGGTGTGACGTCGCTACGGCGCTTGGATCGCGATGAGAAGGCGTTGGGGCTGACGGGGCGGGTGCGCGAGAGTTACCGCCCCATGGCTTCGGATGAGGCGGCTGTGGCGCTAGTAGCGATTAGTCAAGGTTTTGAACCACCACGCGGCCTGCTTCGTTTAGATAAACAGGCTGGTTGAATTCCAGCTGAACGTGGGTCTCGCCTCTTTGCTTGATGCGATAGAACTCGAGTCCGCAAAAGTCGATGGTGTAGTGGTCCGGTAGACCTTCAAGTTGGCTTTTCAAGAAGCCAATGTTGATGGACGGATAGTTCTTGATACTCATGATTAATCCTTTATGGTTGCTTTGCGCATTTTTGAAAGTGCAACGGCATTTTATATGGGATTGGTTGAATGGTGGAATACCCTCTGCGGCCTTGTCGGCTGTGGGGGGTAAGGGGGGCTTATGGTAATTACGGATGCTGAACTGGACGCGCTGCAGGGCTTGCCGCTGGGGGCGCAGGTGCTTTATTTGCGTGAAATTCGCCGTTACATGGATTACTCAACGGGTGTGACTGGTATAATCCGGCGAATCTCTTGGGATGGATTGCGTGAGGTGCTTGAGGTTGAGCCGCGCCCTGGCATCGCACGTTCTCTTCCTTCCAAACAGCAAGTCCGACGCTTGGCCGAATGGCTTGAGCGCGTAGGGCTTGTTCGCAACATCTCTGATATGACGGGAAAGCAGCTGATTTTTCGCTTGCCTTTGGCCGTAACGGATACGTGCGTTCAAATAAAAGCCGACACAAACCCGACACAAACCCGACATAGCAAACCCGACACAAACCCAATACAGCTTGACGCCAATAAGAGTGGGGATTTCAGCAGCTTTCAAGGCGAATACCCGACCGACCTTGAAAACGCCTCATACCCCGAAAAGCCGACACACATCCGTTATCCGTTATCCGGTGATATTGATGATGATACGGGCGCGGGCGAATGGTTTGAGCAGGAGGGCGGGCCTTCGGCACAGCAGTCCAGTTCGCAACCGGATGGGTCTGCAGCGGTAGTGGCGATGTTCCGTGGGCTGCTTGGCGAAGACGCCATGCCATCCCGTCAGTTGATGGAGGCTTGCGGGGCTGTCGCGGCGGTGGCGCAGGCGCGGCCGGTGACTGAGGCGGAGCTGAAGGCGGCTATCCTGACGGCGCGCAATCGGGGCGTGGCGAATGTGGCGCCCTATGCGGCCAGGATTGTGGAGAACGCTTCGTTGGTTGCCGGCAAGCCGCGCCGGCCTTTCGTTGGCAGCGCTGGCGAGGACGCCGCGATGGCGTATTTGCAGGGGGTGTACGGTGCTTGCGCATAAGGGCTTCCCTGCTGCGGGGCCGAGTGGCCGAGAGGCGGTCAGCGAATCGCGCCAGTTGGCGGATTATGCCTTGGCCAGACTGAAGGGGCTGTTCCCGGACCGGTTGACGAGGAAGCTGCCGACGGGCGAGCTGGTGCTGATGTTTGTGGCGACACTCAGCGCTGAAATGGAACGGCGTGGCGTTACGCGGCCGATGGTGGAGGCGGGCTTGAGGCGCATTGCGTCGGAGTGTGAATGGCCGCCGGTTGATGTGCCAGTGTTCCTGCGGTTCTGCATGCCAGTGCGCGACTATGAGGCGGCATTCAGGGAGGCGCAGAGGCTGGCGAGTATGCGCCATCAGAAAATGGGCGGACAGCCAGAGGAGTGGAGCCACCCTGCGGTTTATTGGGCTGCCAGCCGATTCGGTTGGTTTGAAATGAGAAACTCATCCTGGCAGGCGGCATCGGCCCGTTGGGCAGCCGTGCTGGATGAGGTCTTGACGTGGCGACAGTGGCCGAGGATTGATCGCGTGGCGATTACGGTTGAGGGCGGTTTGCAGACGAAGGCGGTGCAGCGGCGAGAACTGGCCAACATGCGCCAGATCCTGGCCGGTGCGGTGGCGGGAGGAGCGGCGGCGCCGGGGTTTGAGCGCGATCGCGTGGTAGAATAGCGGCTACAAAATAAGCCTGGCATGACCGGGCTAGGGGATTCTCCGCTGGAATTTGGAGGGTCGTAGCATGATTAAAGAAGTTGATGATTTGTTGTGGCAGTGGGGCGCGTGGGTGGATCAGCGCGAATCAAACAGCTTGGGCTACAAGATGTCTGTGCTGAATGAATGCATGGCCATGGCTAGTAATGAGCATCAAGAGCGGCGAGTGTCGCGGCCGGAAATTGATGGTGAAAAGATGCTATTGGTCGATGCTGTCTTGTGCCGCAAGGTCAGACCAGAAACCAAGCGGCTGATTGATCGCTATTACCGCGGAAGAGTTGGTGGCGTGGTGGCAGTTGCAGCGAAGGTTGTTAGCAAGAGACGCGTAGGCGCAGTGACTGAGAATTTTGCAGAGTTGGAGGGGGTGCATGCTTCCACGGTAAGGCGGTGGATGCAGGATGCGCATGTCGAATTTCAAAATGCAATGGCGTCGATAATCCATAGAATCCGGCAGGTTGGAGTTGTGGGTGTGGTAAGGGACTTGGGGGAGTGTGCGGCAAACGACGCATAAAGTGCTTGACAGGCAATGCGCGGTTTATGCAAAATTCAGCTACTCTTGAAACCATTGCGAGTAACGAAAGCCCGAGGCTAAGCCCTCGGGTTTTTGCATTTGTGGTTTTCGCAGCGCTTTGACGCCCCGGCTTAACGGCTGGGGCGTTTCTTTTTGGAGGCGCATATGGGCGTGGTGAAAGTATCGGGTGTTCAACTCGGAGAGAACGGACATGACAGCTGCTAACTTTGATGATGTTTATGAGATTGAAAACGGCTTTGGCATGGCCGTTCCGGCATTTTATTCCATAAGCGTTCTGCATGACGTGGATCGCAATACAGTCCTTTCCTTAACCCATCCCGCTCATGAAAGACCCATCCGTTTCATCCTCAATGAGCAGCAGCGGCAGAGGCTGGTCAATTTGTTGACGGGTGATCTGCCTTCAAAGGGTGAGCGTGGCAACAGTTAGGGTCTCTGGATATGGCCGGATCGGGCAGGAAATCGCCGGCAGAATCGAGCGCCCCACGGCTAAGGCGCTGACGCGGACGGCGGCAGATGTGAAAGCGGCTGAGGTGGCCGAAATGAGCAGGGTGTTTGATCGGCCAACGCCTTACACCTTGCGCGGCGTCTACATGCGCGGGGCGTCCGTAGACAAGGGGCGCGACTATGCCGAGGTGTGGCTGAAGGACTTCGGGGGCAAGGGCGGGGCGGCTGCGGTGTACTTGAAGCCGCAGATCGAGGGCGGCAGCCGTCCGCTCAAGCGGTTTGAGCGGGCATTGCAACGCGCCGGGGTGTTGCCGGCGGGCATGTATGCAGTGCCTGGCCGGGATGCTGACCGGGACGCCTACGGCAATATGTCCCGCGCTCAGATCGTGCAGATCCTCAGCTACTTCAACGGGCTTCATGACAGCACGCAATGGATGAGCGACAGGCGCAAGAAAACGCTGGCAAGGGATGGGAAGCGGGGGAAAGGCTTTACCTATTTCGTGCTGCACCAGCGGAAGAACAAGCTGCCGCCGGGCGTCTATAAGCGGCTGGACTATGGCCACGGTCAGGTGGTGATCCGGCCGGTGCTGATCTTTGTTCGTCAGCCCCGGTACACGGCCCGATATCGGTTTCACGATGTCGGCGGGCGGGTGGTGGCGGACCGCTTCCCCGTCCATCTGCGGGCGGCCTGGAGTGGTGAAAGATAATCGAGGAGATTTCATGAACCCGTATTGCCAGTATTTTGCGTTGATTGATGGCTTGATCAGTTTGTCTCAGCGTTTCAGGGAGACGTCGTCTATTGGTGGTGGTGATCCGGTCATGAATGCGAAGCTGACCGGAACGGTTCGTTGCGACATTGGCGCGCAGCGGGGGAAGACCTCCTATATCAGGCGTAGCGCGGGAGCCGGTTGTTTGGTGATCGTGCCGACTCGGGACATCGGGCGGGGGTGCTATGGCCCGTCTCCTGCATTTGATGTTTGCACCGTGGCTGAGTACCTCGACGGTTATGGTCGAGAAGTCGGACGCCCATACCACACGATATTTGTCGAAGCTCCTGACCTGATGCCGGAGTTGTTCAAGGGCGACGTCCTATGGCGCATGGGTGTGCGTGTTGGTCTGGTTCAGACCTTCATCATTCTGGGCTGAGGACAACGGGTCCTTCCGGGGTGGGGGTGGCCTACGGGTGTTCGATCCCCGGCGCTGCGGCAGGCACTGAACTTCTGAGCTAACTAAACTGTTTAGCCGGTTTAGTCCTTAACTTTCAATTTTCTCTTTAAAAAACCCATGAAACCAGAGATCAAGAAAAGCGAGTTCGCCGCGCTGCTCGGGGTCTCGCGTGGCTACATTTCGCAGCTGGCAAAGGCCGATAGGCTAGTCCTATCGGCTGATGGCAACTTGGTTGTGGTCCAGCCTTCGCTGGAGTTGCTGGCGAATACCGCGTCAGCTGAGAAAGCTGGCGTTTCCGCGCGGCACGCGCTGGAGCGCTGGAAAGGCGGCGGCCATGGCATGACGGTTCAGGAGTCGGCGCAAGCCCTGCAGTCAACGGGCCAGGATGTGGCGCCAGCCGTTGCGCCGCCGGCGCCGATGCCATCGGCCCGCGAGGTCAATCCCTTTGTCGGCGTGGACATGAGCAACCCGATGGCCGCCTACAACGCGGCGCGGGCCTCGAATGAGATCAAGCGCGGGCACCAGATCGACATCGAGCTGGCCAAGGCCCGCGGTGCGCTGATATCCCACGATGTCACGGTGAAACTGGTGGCCGATCTGGCCGCTTCAACGCGGGCGGCGTTCGAGCGCATCCCTGATCGGATAGGCATTCGGATTGCGGCGGAGACCGACCCGCATGTGGTTTACGCGCTTTTGGAGGAGGCAATAGACGAATGCTGCGAAACGCTCAGCAAGCAGACGGCAGAGCTGGCTAGCAAACTGACCCTTTGAGGAGATCACGATGGACATGAGCATCTACGAGCGCCAGGCGCTTGATGCAGTCACGTCCGCGTGGTCTGCAGCTTTTTCGCCGCGGGTGCGAATGCTGGTGAGCGAGTGGGCGGACATGCATCGCTTGCTGACCAGCGCGGAAACTTCAATGCCTGGTCCATGGCGAACCGGCGTGGTGCCGTTCATCCGCGAAATCATGGACAGCCTCAGCGCCGGCAGCGGCGTCGAGACCGTGGTGTTCATGAAGCCGACGCAGGTTGCTGGCACCGAGTCGTTGATCAACTGGACCGGCTACAGCATCGATCAATCGCCTGGGCCGATGATGGTGGTGCAGCCGACCATCGAGCTGGCGGAACTGTGGTCGAAACAGCGTCTGGCCAACATGATCAGCGGCAGCGAGACGCTGCGAGCCAAGATCCCGCCGGCGCGCAGCCGTGATGGCGGCAATACCACGCTGCTGAAGGAATACCCCGGCGGCGTGCTGCGGATGAGCGGCGCCAACTCCGCCATCAGCCTGCGCTCCATGCCAGTGGGCAAGCTGGGGCTGGATGAGGTGGACGCCTACCCGGATGATCTGGACGGCGAGGGCGACCCGATCGGCTTGGCGCTGGAGCGGACCAACAACTTTCCGCGCCGCAAAATCTACATGTGTTCGACGCCGACCGTGCGCGGCGCCAGCAATATCGAGAAATGGTTTGAGCGCAGCGATCAGCGCCGCTATTACGTGCCATGCCCGCATTGCCAGCACAAGCAGCATCTGCGCCATCAGCAATTCCGCTACAAGTTCGAGGAGGGGCGCGATGGCGATCCGGACGCGCTGACGGATGCAGTCTATGTCTGCGAGTCCTGCGAAGAGGAAATCCCGGAGCATCACAAGACATGGATGCTGGAAAACGGCGAGTGGATCGCCGCGTATCCGGATCGCAAGATCCGCGGCTATCACTTGAACAGCTATTACTCGCCAGTTGGCCTGGGTCGGACGTGGAAAGAGCGCGCGGTTCAGTTCGTGCGGGCCTCGAAAGACCCGGTAGAGCTAAAGCGCTTCATCAACACCGCTTTGGCCGAAACCTGGGAGGATCGCGCCGCCAGCGTCAAATTCAACGAGCTGATGCAACGGGTGAAGCCGTACCGGCAACGGATGATCCCTGCCAGCGTGTTGCTGCTGACCGCTGGCATCGATACTCAGGATGACCGGCTTGAATGCTACGTGTGGGGCTGGGGCCGCGATCAGCGCTGCCACTTGATCGATCGGATCATGCTGTATGGCGATCCGGCCGAGGTGGGCACGCCGGAACAGCCCAACGTCTGGCAGCGCCTGGCGGATGTGCTGAATGGCAGCTACCGCAATCTGTTTGGCGTGGACATGCAGATCGAGGCCGCTGCGCTGGATACGGCGGGTCACCGCAGCCAATACGCGTACCGCTTCGTCCGCAACTGGAAAGGGCGGACACGCCTGTTTGCCGTAATCGGCCGGGCTAACAAGCCGCTGATCAGCCGTCCCTCCTCCGTCGATGTGGAAGATGGCGGCGCCATGCTCAAGAACGGCTTGAAGTTATGGACGGTCGGTGTGGATCACGCCAAATCGACGTTGTTCAGCTGGCTGATCGCTGATCGGCAAGCCTTTGAGGAGGGCGGCGATCTGTTCGTCAACTTCCCGGACGATTTGGACGAAGATTTCTTCCAGCAGCTGACGGCCGAGGTGTACGACTCGGTCAACCGCAAATGGAAGAAACGGACGGGCCAGGTTCGCAACGAGGCGCTGGACTGCTGGAACTATGCCTACTTTGCCGCCTGCGCGCCGCCATTGCGCATCCAGAATGCGCAGCCGGCGGATTGGGACCAGCGCGAGGCGGTGATGCAGCCGCGCGTGCTGGACCTGTTCGGCGCCGGCGGCGGCACTGCCGCTGCGCCACCTGTGGCTCAGCCAGAAACCGAAACACGCCCCGCCATGAGCGGGGCTTCTTCATCTCCGGTCGCTGATAGCGGCTGGCTGGACGATGTCAGCGAGGATTATTTATGACCACCTGGACGCTAGAAAACCTGCGTGCCCTGGAAGATGCGATCGCCAGCGGCGAGCTGGAAATCTACCGCGACGGCATGCGGGTGCAATACCGCTCGATCGCAGAGCTGCAGCGCGCCTATGACATGGTGCGCAGCCAGCTGGAACGAACCGGCCAGCTGCAAACGGCCGCGTCTTCTCTGCCGTCTGTCACCTATGCCGCATTCACTCGGGACTAAGCGATGAACTGGCTCGACAATCTGATCGGCGCCGTCATGCCAGAGCGCGCGGTTCGCCGCTGGCAGGCCCGCCAGGCGTTGGGAGAAATCCGGGCGTATGAGGGGGCCAAGCGCGGGCGCCGCACGGCTGGCTGGGTCACCAGCGGCAGTTCGGCCAACGCGGAAAACCAGATGGCGCTGCCCATGCTGCGCAATCGCAGCCGCGATCTGGTACGCAATAACCCCTGGTGCAAGAAGGCGCTGGAGTCGTGGACCGGCAACGTAGTCGGCTCCGGCATCCGCTGCAACCTGGCCAGCCACAAGAAGCTGGGCAAAGCCTACAAGCGCTGGGCAAACAGCCGCAAATGCGATGCGGACGGCCATCTCAACCTGTACGGCCTGCAGGCGCTGGCCGCGCGGACCATGTGGGAAAGCGGCGAGGTGCTGGTGCGCGTGCGCTGGCGCCGGCCGCAGGACAAGCTCGCCATCCCCCTGCAGTTCCAGGTGCTGGAGCCGGACTACTTGGACAGCGACAAGACGCAGGATCTGGACAACGGCGGGTACATCCTGTCCGGCATCCAGTTCAACGCGATCGGACAGGTCGAGGGTTATTGGCTGTTTGACCGCCATCCCGGCGAGATTGGCCGGCTGTCGCGCTCGCTGCAGTCCAAGTTGGTCCCGGCAGAGTATGTGATCCATTGCTTCCGCAAGACCCGGCCCGGCCAGGTGCGCGGCGTGCCGGAGCTTGCGCCAGTGATCATGCGGGCGCGCGATCTAGACGACTACGAGGACGCCGAGCTGACCCGCAAGAAAGTGGAAGCCTGCTTCAGCGTCTTCATCACCAGCGGCGACAGCGGCAATAGCAGCATCGGCGCCGTGGAGCGGGAAGACAAGCCCGCCGGCCGCATGGTGGAAAAAATCGCGCCAGGCCTGATCAAGCGGCTGGGTATGGGCGAGTCGGTTTCGTTCGGCCAGCCCACGCCATCCGGCGGTTATCCGGATTACACCCGCGACCAGCGCCGCGCGCTGGCGGCCGGCGGCATGGTCACCTACGAGATGCTGACCGGCGACTACAGCCAGGTGAACTACAGCAGTTCGCGCGCCGGACTGCTGGAGTTTCGCCGCAATGCCGAGGGCTGGCAGTGGCTGACCTTCATCCCTGGCCTGTGCGAGCCGATGGTCGAGCTGTTCCTGAAAGCCGCCGCGCTGAAAGGCCTGGGCGAGCTGGAAGACGATTTCGAGCTGGACTTCACCACGCCGCGATGGGATTGGGTGGACCCGGTCAAGGACATGATCGGCGAGCTGCTGGAAGTCGCCAGCGGCGCCAAGTCGCTGTCCGAGCTGGCACGCCGCCGCGGCGTCGATCCGCAAACCATGTGGCAGGAGCTGGCCAAGGACTATGCGGAGCTGGCCAAGCTCGGCATTCCGATCAACCTGAACAACCTGATCGCCATCGGCGCCGAGACCGACCCGCCAGATCCTGGCGACCCGGCAGACATCAAGCAAACCAAGCCCCGCAATCGCGGGGCTTCGCATTCCAGGAGGAGAGAACATGCCTGATACCCGCACCCCGGCGCCGCCGGAGGTGATTACCCGCAATAGTCTGCCGCTGGTCAGCGCGCGGGCCGCGGTGTCCTCGGTCAATGTCGAGGCCCGCACGGTTGAGCTGGTCTGGTCTACCGGCGCCACGGTGCGCCGATTTGACTGGAACCGCTGGCAGCCCTTCGACGAAGAATTGTCGATGGAGCCGGGCGCGGTGCGGATGAGTCGCCTGACGGGCGGCGCCGCGCTGCTCAACACCCATTTCCAGCTGAGCCTGGAAGGGCAGATCGGCGTAGTCGAGGAAGCGCGGCTGCAGGACGGCGAGGGCTGGGCGCGAGTGCGCTTCAGCAAGCGCGCCGACGTGGAGCCGTACTTTCAGGACGTGGTGGACGGCATCATCCGCAACGTCAGCGTGGGCTACATCGTCCACGCCTACCAGATCACCGAGGCGCCGGATGGCGGCGTGGCCCGCTATCTGGCCATTGACTGGGAGCCATACGAAATCAGCCTGGTGCCGGTGCCGGCGGATGCCGATGCCGGCGTGCGCAGCGCCAGCCGGCCAGACAATGCGCCGGCCTACCCGGTGCGCTACCTGCAACCCGAACACGCGACACAACCCGAATCCGCCGGCGAGCCGGCATCTGAACCGGAAACCCGCAATCAACCCGAGGACAATCCCATGCCGCAAACCGAAGAAAACCAAGCGACTGTTGCTGTAAACGAGAACGAGGTCCGCTCCGCAGCCATTCGGCAGGAAAACCAGCGTCAGGCGCAGATCCGCAAGTTGACCGATCTGTACCCGCAGTTTGGCGCTGATTTTGCCCGTTCCCTGCTGGACGACACCAACTGCACCATCGATCGCGCCCGCGAACTGGTGCTGGAGCGCCTGGCCGAGCAGAGCAGCCAGAACCAAACGCGCAGCCACGCCAACGTGCAGACGGTGCAAGATGAGACCGAGACCCGCCGCCGCGCCATGGGCGAGGCCATCTTCCAGCGCTCGTTTACCTCCAGCCAGCACAGCGCAGAAAACCGCGAGCTGGCCCGCCAGTTCCGCGGCATGAACCTGACTGACATGGCGCGCGAATGCGTGGAACGCGCCGGCGGCAATGTGCGCGGTCTGACCCGCTCTGAAATCGTTGAGCTGGCGCTCAACAACAACCGCGCCGGCGGCATGCATACCACCAGCGATTTCCCGGTGATCCTGGCCAACGTGGCGAACCGCGCCATGATGCAGGGCTATCAGCTGGCCGGGCAGACATTCTGGCCGCTGGTACGCCGCGGCACGCTGGCCGACTTCAAGGAAAAAACCTTCCTGCAGCTTGGCAACCGTGTGGATCTGAAGGAAGTCTCCGAGGCCGGAGAATTCGAGATCGGCACGCTGAACGATGCCGGCGCCGAACGCATGAAGCTGCGCACCTATGGCCGCATCATCAACATCAGCCGTCAGGTGATCATCAATGACGACTTGGGCGTGTTCAACGACTTGTCGTCCAACTTTGGCCGCTCCGCCGCCAACCTGGAAAGCAATCTGGTTTGGGGCCTGATCACCAACTCGCCCAAGCTGCGCGATGGCAAGCCGCTGTTCCATGCGGACCACCGCAATATCGGCGCTGGCGGCGCCATCAGCATCGAGGGGATCGATGCGCTGGACCAGTTGATCGGCATGCAAACCGAGCCGGGCACCGAGGAGGATATGAACCTTTATGGCCAGTACATCCTGGCGCCGCGCAGCATGCGCCTGGCAGCGCAAAAGGCTATCGGCTTTGTTTCCGCCGCCAAGGTAGACGATCTGAACCCGCTGGCCGGCCAGTACCAAGTGATCACCGAGCCGCGCCTGCAGCGCGCCGATCCCAAGTCCTGGTATCTGGCAGCAGGCCCGGAAGCCGCGCCGAGCATCGAGATTGCGTATTTGGATGGCCAGGAAGGTCTGTACACCTCGTATCAGGAAGGTTTCGAGGTCGATGGCGTCCAGGTCAAGGCGCGGCTGGATGTCGGCGTCGGCCTGATGGATTACCGCTGGATCGCCAAGAATCCGGGCGCCAAGTAAACCCGCACGGCCTGGCGGCTTGCCAGGCTGGCTCAACAGGAGAACAACATGCGAAACAAGATTTTCAGCGGCGACACGCTGACCCTGACGGCGCCATATGACGTGGTGTCCGGTGCGCCGGTGCTGATCGGCAACCTGTTTCTGGTGGCGTCGGTGGACGCCAAGAAAGGCGAACCGTTCAGCGGCGAAGCGGAAGGCGCTTTCTCGCTGCCCAAGGCCGTGGATGCGGTTTTCGCCATCGGCGATCCGGTCTATTTCGACCCGGCCGCTCGCGTATGCGCAGCCAAGGCGGCGGGGGCGCATCTGGTGGGCGCAGCCATCGCCGCTGCCGGCAACGGCGCAGGCGCTGTTGCGGTGCGCATGAATGGCGTCACTACCACGGTGGCGACCTAATGCGCTCGGCGCGCGAGCGCCTAGCCAGCGCGGCGAGGCGGCTAGGCTCGCTGCGCCTGCAGGGCGAGTTGATCAAACTGGACGGCCGGGAGATTCCGGCCGTTTTTCATTGCAACGCGCAAAACGCCAGCGGGCTGAGCGGCATGGTGCTGGATGAACAGTCCAGCGCCTGGCTGATCATCCAGCCGGAAGACCTGCCAGCCGGCAAGCTGACCGGCAGGCGGGTGGAGGCGGGCGGCCAAGCCTTTGAGGTGCGCGGCAAGCCCTTGCGGACCGCCGCCGGCGATTGGCGCATCGATCTAAAAGAGATCAAGCCATGAAGCGCCGCCACGATCTGCAAATGGCAGTAGCTGGCCTGATCCGGCCGCTGCTGGGTCCGGATGTCCTGTTCTGCATCGACCGGGAGGAGCCATTCGAGGCGGATCACTTGCCGGCGATCAACCTGAGCCGCTTGTCCGACTCGGTGAAGGAAACCGCCGCGCGAGGCGGGATGGTCCAGCAGCGGCGCCAGCTGATGCTGAGCCTCGATCTCTACGCCGAGGGCGAATCCCGTTATGCGCTGCTGGATGCCATCGAGGGCGATATCTACCGCGCGCTGCTCACGCTGGGCGACGCGGGCTTGGGCCAGGGCGAGACCATCATGATAGGTGGCGCAGAGTTTGATCAGGAAACGCTGCTGGCTGTGGTTTGCGCCACCCGCATTCCCATCACCATCGACTACACCATTACCCTGTAAGGAATCGACATGCCGAAACTGTATACCTACAACGGCAAGGGCCAGTTGTACGTTGCCATCAAGGGCAGCGGCCGTTTTGTGCCGCTGTGCAATATCGAGAAGCTGGCATTCACGCCACAGATGAAAGACGAAGAGCTTCTGAACAATCAGACCCTGGCTGGCGGCCAGTTGGACGTGGTGACGGAGGTTACTGGCGTGGAAATCGCCATCGGCGGCATCAGCCAGTACAGCCCCGATGTGTTGTCCCTGCTGCTCAAGGGCGCGTCTACCAATGTCGCGGCGGGCACGGCGACGGAGACCGTCAAAATCTACCGCAACTGCCTGGCGCCGGTATCCAAGCCGATTGACTGGTCCAAGCCGGTAACGGTCAAGGCCAGCGCCGGCGCCAAGGGCACGGTCAAGGACTTGACCGAGGGCACCCACTGGATGCGCAGCGGCGCCGGCGTCCGCGTGTTGGACGTGGCCGCGTTGCTGGATGGCGACCCGGTGGACATCCAGTACACCTCGCTGGCCATCAGCCAGACCGAGGCGCTGACCACGCCCAACGTCGAAGTAGAGCTGCAGTTCGAGGGGCTGAACGCCGCGGACAGCGGCAATCCGGTGATCGTGCGTGCTTACCGCTGCCGCTTGGGCGCCGGCGGCTTGGACCTGCTGCAGTCGGACGGCTTCAGCAAGTCTGACCTCAGCGGCAAGCTGATGATGGACCCGAACCGTGTGGGTGTGGGACTGAGCCAGTTCTTCACGGTGATGCAGGTTCAATGATGCGTGCCGTTTGAATAATTTGATATTTTATGTCAATCTCCCTGCATTTTTGTGCAGGGAGATAAGGAAGTGAAAGGGATAGCGTATCTTGCATTGGCATGTCTTGCGTTGCTTGGGTGCCAAAAGGTGGAGAAAGCGGAAGAACAGCCAGCCAAGGCAAGGATTGCATCACAAGCAGCTGAGGTGAAAAAAGTAAGCTGGGATGAGGCAATCAAGAGTATAGGTCCAGAGAAAGATAAAAAGATAAAAGACGATGGTACGTATACTTATATACAGTATATTGCCAGACCAGACTCAAAGGAAAAAGTAGCCCTTTTTGTAACGCGGGATGAATTCAAAAAAGTGCGGTTTTATCATACGTATTTAGGGTATTCAAATATTATATCGCGTGGTGCAAGCCTTAATATGTATATCTCTCTAAGGGATGGATATAAGCCAAGAGTCGTTCTCTCTCCGATTTTCAAAGGCAGCGAATGGTTGTTTATGAATAAGCTGCAGATTATGGCTGATGGAAATCTGATTGTTGATAGAGAGATACCATACGATGACGTGGAGAGACGTCAGGTGGATTCTGGTGTCAAGGAAGAGGCTCATGTTTTCTTGACTGGTCCAGAAGTCTCTAGCTTGAGGCAAGCGACTATCTCAAAGAATATTTCTGTCAGGTTGTCGGGGCGGGAGGGCTACTTGAATATGAAAAAAAGGGATATTGAATTTTTATCCAGCGGGGTGCGTGATACTTTGATTGGATATGATCTGATTTGGTCGGCATTGCCGATGGCAAAAGAAGTAGATAGCGATATCTGAAAATTACCGATTTAGGCCCGCCTTGATGGCGGGTTTTTTTATGGAGAAGAGCATGGCTTTCGTTGTGAAGCAAAACCCCACTATCCGCTGGCCGATCAAGGTGCAGCTGTTGGCCGATGGCGGCTTGACCGATCAGCACGAATTCTTGGGCGTGTTCAATCGACTGCCGCCGGAGCAGGTGGTTGCGCTGGCGCAGGAGGGCGTAAGCGAGGAGGCGTCCTTCCCGCAGTTGCTGCAGGCCAACGTGGATAAATTTGCCCGCCTGCTGGTGGGTTGGGAGGGCGTAACCGACGCAGACGGCCAGCCGCTGCCGTTCAGCCTGGATCTGTTGCGCCAGTTGGTCACCGGGCCGGATGGCGCTGCGTTCAGCCGCGGCATCTGGGAAGCGATCAACGAGCTGACCTACGGCGCCCGCGAAAAAAACTGACCGAGATCGGGCGCGCCTTGGCTGGCGGCGCGTCCGATGTCGAGGTCTGGCCGGACTGTGTGCCGGCGCTGGAGTTGGCGCTGGCCTGTCGCAGCCAGCTGCTGGTGGCGCCAATGGGCGGCGTGATGGGGCTGCGCTATGAGGGGGTAGAGGCGGCTATGAATATGCGCGGCGTGCCGCCGGACCAGCGCGCGGAATTGCTGCGCGACATTCAGGTAATCGAGATGGCCATGGTGGACGCCATGGCGCGGAGGTAAAGCATGGCTCAGCCCATCAGTTCCATTGTGATCGATATCCGGGCGGACACCGCCAGCATCCGCCGGGATATGAACCAACTGCAGTCTGCCGTCGATAGCGGGTTTTCGCGGATCGAGACGCGCGCTCGTTCCGGCGTGGATAGCATCGAGCGCATGTCTGCCTCGTTCAACAGGCTGAAATCTGTTGTGGGCGCCGTGGGTGGTTTCCTGCTGGCGGAGCGCGCCATCAGCGCGGTGGGCGAGGCGATGGCGCGCATCCCGCAGATGGGGGTGGAATTCGCCAACCAGATGGAAACCATGCAGGTCGGCATGGCCGGCACCCTGGCCAGTATGGCCACGCTGGATGGCAAGGCGCTGTCGATGAAGGACGCGCTGGCGCTGTCCACCAAGTTGACCAGCCAGCTGGCAGACGATGCCGCCAAAACCGCGGCCAGCACGCAGGAGCTGGTTAGCGGCTTCAACGCCATGCTGGGTCCGGGCTTGCAGGCCAAGATGAGCATCGACCAGATCCGGCAGCTTTCCACTGTCGGCATCAACGCGGTGAAGTCCTTGGGCCTGGAAGGAAGCCAGATCGTGCAGGAGATGCGGTCTATTCTGACCGGCAACATCACCAGCGATTCGCAACTGGCGACGGCCTTGGGCATTACCAACAAGGACATCGCCAAGATCAAGCAGGATGGCGGCGACCTGTTTGATTACTTGATGAAGCGCCTGCAGGGGTTTGCCGAAAGCAGCGACTACTACTCCAAGACCATGGTTGGCCTGATGGACGCATCCAAGGAGATGGTGTCCAAGGCCGCGGCGGAAGGCATGGAGCCGCTGCGGGAAGCGGCGAAAGGCTGGCTGACCGACTTCAACGAGTCGCTGAGCAACGATGCCCAGCGCCGCCAATTTGTGGAAAGCCTGCGCGAGATCAGCGGCGGGATGGTCAGCGTGGTCCGCTTTGCCGGCGAGGCTGGCAGGGCGCTGTATGAGTACCGTGGCGTCATCGAGCTGGTGGTGGGTTCGCTGGTGGCGTGGAAGGCGGCGCAGTTGGCCAGTGTGGCGATTCCTGCAATTGGCAAAACGCTGGCTCAGCCGGCGGTTTCCCTTGGTAAGTTTGTTGGCGCACAGTATCACGCCCAGGATGTAAAGGCGGATGCCATTGCCGAGGCCAACGCCGCGGGCCTGGCCGAGCGCAGAGCGCAGGCTGACAGAGCCGCTGCGCTGGCCGAGCTGGAGCGGGCGCGCGCCACGTCTGCCCGTACCGCGCAGACGGTGCTATCCCTGCAGGCTGACCGGGAAAAGCTGGCGCTGGACGCGGCGCTGACTCAGGGCGCGGTGCGTCAGATTGAGCAGTCTGGAAGCCTAGCGACGGCCAAGGCCATGGTGGCGGAAGCCGACATGGCGGCCAAGGCGGCGGCGCTGGAGTTGTCCGCTGCCGAGCAAGCGCGCAGCGCGCAGACGGTGGGCAGCGTCGCCGCCTACGAGCGGCTGCAGCTGGCCCAAGCGGCCAGCGCCAAGGCGGCTGCGGATTTGGCGGCGGCCAAAGCCATCGAGGCGGTCGAGCAGGACCGGCTGTCGCAGGCGCAAAGCCGCGCCCTGGCGATGGCCAATGCGCTCACAGAGGCGGATGCCCGGCTGGCTGCGGCAGAGGCGGCAGCGGCAGAAGCCGCATCCGCGCAAACGGCGGCTGTCGGGCGTGCGGCAGTGGCGGCGGAAGCGGCCAGCGTCGCGCAGCGTCAGCTTGCGGTAGCAACGCAACAGGCGAGCGTGGCATCGCAGGCGGCCGCTGTGGGGCTGAATGTGGTGCGGGGGGCGATGTCTTTGCTGGGTGGGCCGATTGGTGTCGCTACGATGGCCATCGGGGCACTGATCATCTATTGGAATGACGTCGCCGCAGCCGCCGGCAATGCAGCGGCCAAGCACGAGCAAGCCGCTAAGCGCATTCAACAGGCTGCGATCAAGGCCAGCATCCCGGCTATCAAGGATGAAATCGCCGCGGCGCAAAAGCTGGTGGATGAGTACGGCAAGAAGTACGACGACTATATCCACAAGGGCAAGGTCAATCCGCAGGCGACGGCCGAGCATCTGAAGCGGATCAGCGAAGCGACGAAGTTGCGCGATGAAGCCAAGCAGGCGCTTGAGCAGGCCAAGCAGAAGCAGGCTGACGAAGCGCTGAAGTCTATCGACCAGTATGCAGGAGAGCGCCGCGATACTGCCGCCGGGCAGCAGGTGGTCAAACCAAAAGTCAGCAATGCTCTTCAGGAGTATTTGGAGAACGGTAAGTATCAGACAGACTCTGAAAAACTTAAGCAGGCGTTGGAGGAGGAGGCCGCTCTTTTCCGCCGCGGGGTAGATGGTCTTGATCAAGGGAGCGCCGAATACCAGGATGCTTTACAGAAGCATTACGCGCGGGTAGCCAAGATCAAAAAAGATCATAGTAAGGGTGAGGAATCTGCCGCCAAGAAGGCCGAGCGCGAGGCCGCCAAGGATATGGAGCAGGTTCAAGACCTGATAAGACAGTCCACTGGTTTGAGCGCTACTTATAATAACAAGCTCGATGCCCTAAATCGGCTGTTCAAGGCTGGAAAGATCAGTGTCGATCAATACAACCAGGCATTGGCTCAGCTGAACCGGACTGAGACGGACCGTGGCAAAGAGGCCGACAAGTTGGTCAAGCGCCAGAAGGAGGTACTGGCCGGCCTTGATGCCCAGGCGCTGGAACAGGCGCAGGTCAATCAGCGCGAATATGCGGGGCTGGGCCGGGGCGATCGCTTCCGCAAGGAAAGCGAGGCGCTGGACCAGATCAGCAAGCGCGCGGTGGACGCCAAGAAGCGGCTGGCCGAGGATCTGGATCTGAACCTGATTGATCCGGCCGCGTATCAGCGCGCCTTGGACGCGATCGACGCCAGCACTGGCCGCATGGTGGCTGATCAGCGGGCGCACTTCGCCGCCATGCAGCAGGCGGCGGGCGATTGGTCGCTGGGCGCCAGCCGCGCGCTGGAAAACTATGCCGATCATGCCCGCGATGTGGCGGGGCAGATGGAGCAGATGTTCAGCCGGGCATTCGGCGGCATGGAGGATGCGCTGACCAAGTTTGTCATGACCGGCAAGCTGTCGTTCACGGATTTCGCCAATAGCGTGATCGAGGATCTGATCCGCATCCAGATCCGCCAAAGCATGGCGGGTTTGTTGGGCGGCGGGCTGAACAGCATGATGGCAGGCATGTTCCAGACCAGCGGCCCGGCGGCGCCAATCGTGGCCGGCACGTTGGGATTCTCGACGGGTGGCCCGGTTTTTGGGCCGGGTTCGGCAACCAGCGACAGCATCCCGGCCATGCTGTCAAACGGCGAGTTCGTGGTGCGCGCCGCGGCAGTGGATCACTACGGTCTCGGCACGCTGCATGCGCTCAATGCCAAGAAACTGGCGACGGGCGGAGGGGTGGGGCGCGCGTCCGGCAATGCTGGGCGCTATGCGGCGCCGGATGCGCCGCCGGCGCCGGCCAGATCCGCGCCGGAGTCGATCCGGGTCGAGCTGGTCAACAAGGGCGGCCAGCCGCTGCAGGCTACCAGCGCCCAGCCGCGGTTTGATGGGCGCGAAATGGTGATCAGCGTGGTGCTGGAGGATATCCGGCGCGGCGGGCCGATTCGTGAAGCAGTCAAGAATGTGAGGTAAGCATGCCAATCCCACAATTTCCCGGCTACGCGCTGATGCTGGCCGAGGGGTACGCCGAAGAGGCGAACTACGGTGTTCAGCGCACGGAAATGGACGGCGGCCTGCCCAAGCAGCGCCGCCGTTTTTCTGTGCCGCTGGTCAGCCGGTCGCTGACCGTCAAGCTGCGCAGCGACGCCGATCGGCTGCGTTTTGATGCCTGGCTGCGGGATGATCTGGCCGGCGGGGTGGAATGGTTCAACTTCCCCGATCCTGTCAGTGGTCAGGCCAAGCGAGGCCGGCTGACGGGCCAGCCAGCCTGCCGCTGGCAGCGCGACGGGCCGCAGAAATGGAAGGCACAGCTGCAAATTGAAACCATAGGATAAACCCCGCTTCGGCGGGGTTTCTGCTTTTCAGGGAGGTCTTTTATGGCTCGGCCTTATTCGCAGCGCGCGCGCGAACAGCTCAATGCCACTAGCGCCGACGACATCCTGTTGGTGCTGCTGGAAATCCGCCACCCGCAGCTGGCGGTGCCGGTGCGGGTGGTCAATGACACGCAAAACATCGTGGTGGAGGGCAATGAGTTCATCGCCTGCGCGTTTGACGTCACCTTGCCGGACGATTCGGACAATCAAGTCCCGCAGGCGCGATTGGAGATCGACAACATCGGCCGCGAGCTGACGCAGTGGCTGGAGCAGTCAGGCGGCGGCGCCGGCGCAACCTGCCGTTTTATTCAGGTGATGCGCTCAACGCCCAATCTGATTGAGTACGACATCACGCTGGACCTGACCGGCTTGTCGATGGACCAGACCAAGGTTTCCGGCACGCTCGGTTATGTCGATTTCCTGAATCAACCCGCCGTCACTGTCTATTACCGGCCGGAGACCGCGCCGGCCCTGTTCTGATTCGAGGTGTTTCATGCATTGGTCTGATCGCTATGTCGGCCTGGACTATGTGGCCGACACGGCTGACTGCGCCGTTTTGGCGTCAACCGTAGCGCGCGATGTGTTGGGGCGCGAGATCCAGCTGCCAGGCGAGCGGCGGCCGGGGCCGTTTGGGCGCAATGCGCTGATCCAGCAGCATCAGCAGGCGCTTGCCCGGCGCATCGATGAGCCGTTGGAGGCGCAGCCGGTATTGCTGCTATGCCGAGGGCGCGCGCAGCACATCGGGGTGATGTGCCAGTTGGCGGGTGAGTGGTGGGTATTGCACGCAGACGAGGCCGCGGGTTTTGTGCTGCGCCAGCGGCTACGCGATTTGCCGCGCCAGGGGTATCAAGTGGAGGGGTTCTACGAATGGCTGTGACAAAACCGAATCTGGTGCATTTGCCGCACCCGTTGACCACGGCAGGCCGGCGCGTGGTGTATGAGGACCATCTCCGCAATGAAACGCTGGGCGGCTATTTGCGCCGGCTGCAGATCGAGGTCGATCGCGGGCCGTTGGCGGTCTGCGTCAATGGCAAGCCGGTGGCCGACTGGCGCGGGTATCGTCTGCGCCGGGGCGATTATGTCGAGGTGCGGGCGGTGGTGCAGGGCGGTGGCGGCGCCCGCAAGGTCTTGCGCACCGTGGCCATGGTGGCGTTGGTTGTCACCGCTGCGGCATTTGGTCCCGCGGTGGGCGGCGTCCTTGGCTTCTCCACGCAGATGGGCGCCATGGCGGCGGGCACGGGCTTGATCATGCTGGGCGGCTCGATGCTGGTCAATGCGTTGCTGCCGCCGCCCATGCCGGAGATGCCGAGTCTGACCGGCCGCGGCGATGCGTCGTTCAGCCAAAACTATGCCCTGTCCGGAGCGCGCAACCGCGCGCGCGTGTTTGCGCCCATGCCGCTGGTGATTGGCCAGCGGCGGTTTGTGCCGGATGCGGGCGGCAACCCGTTTACCGAGTTCGCAGGTCAGGATCAGTATCTCTATCAGGTCTACCACTTCGGTCTGCAGCCCGATCTGCAGCTGTCGGATTTCAGGATCGGCGATACGCCGATCGGCAATTACCAGAGCGTCGAGGTGATGCACGCCGGGCAAGACGGCCGGTTGCCGCCCGTCTTTGCCAACGTGAATACCGAAACCGGCCGCGAAGTGCGCAATGCTGATGGTTGGGTGGTGCGGACTTTGGCGCGCGATACCGTGGGGATTGGCGTGGATCTGCAGGGTGTTGCCTATTACGCCAATGACCGCGGCGAAATGGAGTCCCGAAGCGTCAAGGCCGAACTGCAGTACCGGCAATTGCCTGATGGCATGTGGCAAGCGTATGGCGGCGATCCGCGCGGTCAGTACGCCTTGAACGGTAATGGCATCACGCCGGTTCGCCAGACGCTCATGCACGGTTTGCCCTCGGCGCAATACGAGATCCGTGTTCGCAAGACCAGCGGCGACATCAGCAGCTCGCGCGAGCGCAACGAGTTTGCGTTGGCGGGCCTGCGCGCCTATCGCCAGGATACAACCAGCTACGCCGGCCAGCGCCGCGTTGGTCTCAAGATCAAGGCCAGCAGCCAGCTCAATGGCGCGGTGGACGAGTTGAGCGCATACGCGGTGGCAAGCTGCCCGGTGTGGACTGGTTCTGCCTGGGTGACACAGCCGACTACCAACCCGGCATGGTGGTTCCTGTGGTGGGCGCGTGGCGCGTTCGATGGCCAGGGGCGCCGGATGTATGGCGGCGGCCTGCCGGATGCTCGTATCGACATCGACGGGATCAAGGCCTGGGCGGCGTGGTGCGATGCCAAGAAGCTGTCTGTCGGCCTGGTGCTGGACCGCGCTTACAGCATTGCCGATGTGCTGACGCTGATCGCCCGCTGCGGCCGTGGCCGCTACACTTGGCAATCCGGCCGTTTGGGCGTGATCTGGGATGCGGCCAATCTGCCGGTGGTGGCGGTGTTTGGCCCGGCCAACATCCGGGCCGGTTCGTTCCGGATCGAATACAGCAACGATCGCACGGCGGATGAGGTCATCGTCAATTTCTCAAATCGGGACAAGGGCTACGCTGTCGATCAGGTGCGGGTGCCGGTGCCTGGCGTGCTGACGCCGACCAATCCTGTCACGCTCGATTTCGTTGGCTGCTGCGATGCTGACATGGCGGGGCGCGAGGCTAATCTGATTGCCGCCTCACAGCTGTATCACCGCCGGCGAGTGAGCTGGGAGACGGATTTCGAGGGGCTGGTGGCCACGCGCGGCGACGTGGTGCTGTTGAGCCATGATCTGGCCAGCTGGTCCTATTCGGGCCGGCTGCTGGGTGGCGCGCGCGGTCAGCTCAAGCTGGACCAAGCGGTGCCGCTGGGCGGCAGCGCCTGGGTCGGCATCCGTTTTCCGGATGGCCGTTATGCCACGTATCGGGTGAAGCCGGGCAGCGGCGCCAGCGACACGCTGCAGCTGCGCGACCTGATCCCGGCATCCGACGCCGGCGGCCCGCTGCCGGTGCCGGATGAATCGCCGGATGCCGTGCCGTATGACTGGCTGTGGTTCTACGATGCCGCCACTCAGCCGGGGCGGCGCGTCAAGATTGTGGATGTGAAGCCGGCTGGCGATGGCGTCAAATTCACAGCGATTGATGACCGGCCGGAGTATTACGCGGCCGAGGCTGGCCAGTTTGCCTCTGGCGGCGCGGCGCCCAGCCTGCCGCCGGCGCTGGGTTTCCTGCGGCTGTCCGAGTCCAGCCGGCTGACTGGCGACGGCCGGCGCGTGTCCGTAGTGACGGCGGTTTGGCCGCCCTTGCGCGGTGCCATCAACTATCAGCTGAAGTATCGCCGCGCCGGCGGCGCTTGGGCGGCGGTGGTGGTGCCGGATGCGGCGTATAGCTGGGATGTGGACCCGCAGGATCTGGAAGTATCGGTGTCCGCTGTGCTGGCGGACGGCACGTTGTCGGCGCCCGCTGTTGCCTCGCTCAAGGTGCAAGGGCATGCGGTGCCGCCGCCGCGCGCGGCGGCGTTTCAGGCGACTGGCGAGCTGATGCAGATCACCCTGCGTTGGTCCTACCCTGATCGGGCGGATCTGCGTGGCGTGCAGATTGATGCCAGCACCGATGGCAAGACGTGGGCGCGGCTGGTCGAACTGGCCTATCCAACCATTGTCTGGACGCACCTGGGCCTGGCGATCGGCGCCACGGTGCAGTACCAGCTGCGGCTGGTGGATACTTGGGGCAACGTGGGCGATCCGGTGGCGGCTTCCGCTACGGTGGTGCAAGACAATGACATTCTGTTGGGTGCATTGAAGGGCGCTATCGACAAGGGGCAGTTGGCGGATAGCTTGCGTCAGCCGCTGGAGCGCTTGCCGGAGCTGGATGCTGCAGTCCAGTCGGCGCAGCAGCTGGGATCGCAGGCGCTCAATGCGGCCATGCAGCGCGTGCTGGAAACGGATTGGGTCGATGCCGAGAACAAGCAGCGTTTCGCGGTGGTGCGGCAGGACATCAAGAAAGTGCAGGACGATGCCCAGCAGGAAGTGACCGCCCGTTTGCAGCTGGCGGCCAAGCTGGATTCGACTCAGGCCGGGCTGGAGGATGAGAAAAAAGCCCGCGCCGATGCCGTCAGCGCGGTCGCGTCGTCGGTCGAGTCCCTGGCGGCCAAAACCGACAAATCCATTGCCGGCGTGCGGGTGGAAATCAAGGCCGCAGCGGACCAAGCCGGCGCGGTGTCGGGCCGTCTGGAGGAGTTCAAGAGCCAGACGGCGCAAAACCTGGCCGGGGTCTCGCAGCAGATCAAGAGTGCAACTGACGCTCAGTCGGCGACCTCGCAAAAGCTGGAAAGCTATCAGGCGCAGACTGCGCAGCAGATCGCCGGCGTGCGCAGCGATATCAGCGCTGCGACCGGGCCGGACAGCGCCCTGGTGCGCGATATGCAGCAGCGTATCGCCAAGTCCCAGGCCGATGCGGTCGCCTCGGCCAATAGCTTGACTGAACAGCGTACCGGGCCGGGCAGCGCATTGTCGCAATCCATCCAGCAGCTGGGCAGTCGCGTGGGGACGAGCGAGACCTCTATCCAGCAGCAGGCGCAGACCATCAACGGCCTGATGGGGCAATGGTCAGTCAAGATCGACCGTGTGCAAAACGGGATCGCCTATTCCAGCGGGGTTGTGCTGAACAACGGCGCCAACGGCAGCGCGTTTGCGGTGCTGGCGGACAAGTTCTATGTCGCCCTGCCGGATGCCAGCGGCGCGCGCCAGGTGTTCACGGTCGGTTCCATCAATGGCCGACCCGCCGTAGGCATCTCGGGCGATCTGATTGCGGACGGCACGATTTCGGGCCGCCGTGTCATCGCGTCCGAGTCCATCGATGCGGGTCAGATCAACAGCCGTGGGCTGACGATCAAAGACAACGCCGGCAATGTCGTGGTCAGCATGGATGGCATGGGTGCCGGCTACATCAGGGGCAAGCTAAATGTCGGCCAAATCGATACCGAGGGGCTGCGCATCACCCGCAACGGCGCCACGGTGGTAGACGCCACAGGCATGGATGGCGCGTATGTCCGCAACCTGATGGTGGACACGTTGCAGATCAAGGGCGAGGCCGTCACCAAGAACGACACGCGGTCGGTCACGGTCAGCGGCGCGAACTGGAGTTTCAATTACTACTTCGACTTTTACTGCTCCGATGCCGGAACGGTGCTGGTATTTGCCGATGTGCCCAAAAACCTGGCGGAGTACGGTTTCACGCTATATGCGCGAGATCGATCAGTGTCGATGGTCAATAGCGCGGTGTTGGTGCTGACCGTCGGTGCCGGCGAGGTGCTGCGCTTGGGGGTGAATACCAATACCTACGGCACGGGCAATGGCACGCTGCGTTATGGCTGCGTGTTGTTTAGGAGGTGAGATGCGAATCGACATTATCGAGTATGACCCGGAGACGGGGCGGATTCAGCAAACAGGCAACAGCCAGCCGGAGAATGTGGCGCAGGCGATGCGGGCGGGCAAGTCGCTGATTGAGGGCGTGGCCGATCCGCTGACGCAGTATGTGCGGAATGGCCAGCTCGCCGCGCGGCCGGCCAATCCGGCACGGCTCGAGGGCCTGACGCTGCGCGATCTGCCTGCGCCGTGCCAGATCGTGATCGATGGCCGGGTGTATCCGTGCCCGGATGCCGAGTGCGAGCTGTCGTTTGCTCGGGCTGGGCGGCATGAGATTTGGGTTCAGGCCTGGCCGGTGCAAGAGGCGTATTTCGAGGTCACGACATGAAAATTCACCATGTTGGCGATCATCGCCCGCTGCGCGCGGCGGAATACCCCGCCATAGGCGATCAGCTGGATGTGCTGTGGCGCTGGGCGGCGGCATTGCCGCCAGCGCTGCGCACGCCGGAGCTGGAGGCGATGCTGAGCCAGATCGATGCAGTCAAAACCAAATACGAGAAAGGGGGCGAGGATGCCGGTGGATAGCAGCTGGCTGCGCCAAGGCGCAGTCAACGTAAAGCAAGGTAGTGCGGATATCGTCGGCGTGGGGACGCTCTGGAAAGGGCAAATCACCGCCGGCGATTTGTTTTTGGGGCCGGATGGCGCGTGGTATGAGGTGGCCGCGGCTGCGGCCGATACGTCGCTGCAGCTGCGCACGCCCTACAAGGGCGCGACGGCGGGCAATCAGCCCTATGCAGTGGTGCGGAACTTTACCGCCCAGCCCTGGAGCGATACCGCGTCGCGGCTGTCTGAGATGGTCTTGCTGTGGCGCATGACGCTGAAGGGTTTCAACGATGTGCTGCGCAGCGACGCGCCGACTGTCACGCTCTATGACGAGGACGGGGCCGGTTCCCCGGTGATGTCGTGGAAAGGGGCGGATAAGGCCATCAAGGACGCCATGGCTAGTATCGAGACTGCGCGCAAGGTGGTGGTGGACGGCTCCGCCGATCTGCTGGCTTACCGCGATGCGGCCGGCGCCAGCGCCAAGGCGGCGAAGGGGAGCCAGGATGCTGCGGCGAATTCGGCCAAGGCTGCGGCGACAAGCGCGTCGGCGGCGGATGGCAGCAACAAAGCCGCTAAGGCCAGCCAGGACGCGGCGGCGGGGTCGGCAGGCGCGGCGGCCGGCAGCGCGGCGGCTGCTGATGATAGCGCCAAGAGCGCCAAGTCCAGCCAGGATGCGGCCGCGGCCAGTGCCCAGGCGGGGGCGGGCAGTGCATCGGCTGCTGATGCCAGCGCCAAGGCGGCCAAGACCAGCCAGGACGCTGCGGCGAACTCAGCCAAGGCATCTGCGTCGAGTGCAAGCGCGGCCGAGGCCAGCAACAAAGCGGCTAAGGCCAGCCAAGGCGCAGCGGCGGATTCGGCATCCGCGGCGGCTGTCAGTGCGACAGCAGCCGATGCCAGCGCCAAGGCGGCGAAGGCCAGCCAGGATGCGGCGGCCGATTCGGCGTCTGCCGCGGCGGCCAGCGCCACGGCATCGGATGGCAGTGCCAAGGCAGCGGCCAACAGCGCCAAGGCGGCGGCCAGCAGCGAGGCCAAGCTGAAAGACGCCGCCGCGGCAGTGGAGGCGGCCAAGCAGATAGCCACGACCAAGGCGGACAAGGCGACGACGCTGGCCGGCTACGGCATTGATGATGGTCCGCTGTGCGTGTTCCGGGGGGAATTGTCGGGGCAGATGGATATCAATGACTGCAGGCTGAATGGTTGGTATCGGCAGGCCGCAAATGCGAATGCTGCGTCCGGCTCGAATTATCCGCCGCTCAAGGATGCCGGCGCGCTGACGGTGCAAACCTCCGGCAACATGACATTCCAGCAGTACCAGACTTACAGCTACAGGAATACACAGTTGTATTTCCGGAGCTTGTATAACGGGCAGTGGGGCGAGTGGCGCAGGGTTTGGCACGATGCCAATTTCGATCCGACGACCAAGGCAGATAAGGCCACCACGCTCGCCGGCTACGGCATCACCGACGCCCAGCCGCAAAGCGCCAACCTGGCCGCGCTGGCTAAGCTGGATGCCGTGGGTCTCTACACCCGTACCGGAGCGGGGGGCGCAACCGTCAGGACGCTGACTGCTGGGCAGGGCATCAGCGTGACGAATGGCGATGGCAAGGCGGGCAATCCCGCCATTGGTCTGTCCTCGGATAGTGCCACAGCACTGCAGCGTGTACGCGGCACGATAAAAGAAGTTTTTGTTCCTGGTGATCGAGATACCTTTTACCCGGTTGGGGTGAGTCCAGATATCTCGGATATGGACAGTGGTTACGTGATGAGCGTCCGGGTGTCTCGGCCGTGGGTGCATAAAGACCAAGACGGTCTTGGGTCATACTCCGCAGATGTTTGGGCGAGATTAAGTCGCTGGGGAAATACGGTAGGCGAGGTGTTTTCGATCATGCAGCGGCAGGGGAATGGCACCTATACCTGGGGGCTGGGCCGTGTTGAGGTGAGGGGGCGATCTCGTTGGCTGATCCTGTGGTTGCGTGGCGGCATGAGCCACACCATCCAGTTGCTGGATATCGTGTCCGATCTCAAGATTCTGATGCCGGGCAAGGATGGCAAGCTGGTCTCGCTTGAGAGTGCTCAATATGGCAATGAAGTCTGGGAGCCACTAAAGGGCGATGACAAGCAACCCCTGTATGGCCTGCTGAATGTCGAGACGCGACCACACGCGCCGTTGCAGTTCAACTCGCTGGAAAAAGCCGATGCGATTTTTGTGCCGCGACCGGCGACGGATACGGCCGGCGCGAATGGTTACCTGATTCCGGGGGCGTATCGTGTTGAGTTGGGAGGGCACTCGGCGCTGCTGGCTGATATTCAGTGCGATGGCGGCAGCACGCCGCGTTTGCAGCTGATTGCGCGTTATGGAAATGAGCTGTGGTTTCGTACGGCACGCGACCGCCATGAAGTCTGGGATGGCGTAGGCCTGCAGCAAAACCGCATCTGGCACAGCGGCAATTTTGATCCTAGCGCGCCGCGCGCGGCCGCGCAGTTCACGCGCGCGACGCTGCCGGCCGCCGGCTCCATGCCGGGCGGCATCGCCTACATCACTGATGGCCCCAGCGGCCCAACCCATGTTTTCAGCAATGGCCAAAAATGGCGCGTCCCCGCGCTGACCGATCTGTAATCCCGAGGTGAGTAATGGAAAAAACCTATTTGTATGAGTTCCTGGTGCGCGGCACGCCCAGCGGTATTGCGGGCGCGCATGTGATCTATGCCGCCGATGCGAAAAACACGCTGACAGGCGAGGCGCGGACGGAGATTGGCGCGGCGCAGCCGGTGGCGCTGATCG